GTGACTTACGATAACCTGTACTTTCAAGCGTATTGCGGGAAGCACGGTATGGTAGTTACTTCAGCAGATAAGGAATCGGAAATGACCGCGTACTGTGATCTTGATAAGACGGATTTCCTCAAGAGGAAGCCTCGGTTTGAGCCTGAATTAGGTCTTTACCAAGGTTTACTCAGCGAGGATTCAATCTTCAAGAGTCTACATGTCAACCTGGTTTCTCCTGTAGAGACGAAAGAAACTGTGTCAGCCCAGTGCATCAGCGCTGGACTGTCGGAGTGGTTCGCTTACGGGAGAGAGGTGTATGAGTTGAGGCGTGAGCAAATGCAATGGGTTGCAGAAGCTGCCAATCTCACACACCGGTGTATTGGACTGGATTGGGACTACGACACACGTCTCGCAGCATACCGCGAGAAGTATATGTCGGGTTCCTAGGTTTGTCCAACGAGTTTGCCACTCTCGATCAAAGTGGCGACGAGGCCGGAGACCCTTGTAAATGTCTCCAGCACCTTGGGCAGGTGTGGCGTGATGCCAAGCAAATAGTCCTCTCGTGCTCTGGTTACCGGGAAACTGGATGTTTCAATCTTGAGCGCTGTGCCAGTCAGATTATTATCGACCTAGGCTTTGCACGAGGAACGGCACCCGAGAGGGTACCCCTATTTAGGGGAGCGGCTAGCCACCGTAACAGCCGATAGCAGCCTTGCACCCTGAGTCCGGTGTGAGAAGTGCCCTACGGGGTATGCTGATAGTGACTTACGTTTAATGTTACCATTAATAAGGCATCATCCCGGACGCAGGCCGAGATGGTGACCTTCAAAGACCAAAATCCTGCATACACTTATACCGTTGATTCCCAAATGGACGACACCTTCATGGCGCACCACAACAATGATGCGTATTTAGGTAATTTCTTTGGCCGTCCTATTAAGATCAAGGAGTATCAGTGGAGCACGTCGACGACTTTGTTCGACGAGTTCAACCCCTGGGCCTTGTACTTTCAAAATCCTAGAGTGAATGACCGTATTGCCAATTTCAAAAACTTGCAGTGCAAATTGCACGTGAAGTTCGTGATCAATGGCAACGGTTTTCACTATGGGAGGTTGATTGCGGCTTATCTGCCCCTAGAATCGTTTACCGAATTTATTCCAGCTCGTTCTGGATTTTCGGCAGACGTTGTAGGGTTGTCGCAGAAACCGCATGTGTACTTGGACCCAACCACCAACTCCGGAGGGGAGTTGGTGTTACCGTTCTTCTGGATGCATAACAGTCTTTCCATTCCCGATGAGGAGTATAACCTCATGGGGCGGATCGACATTGCTACTTTGCAACAGCTTAAGCATGCCAATGGAGCCACAGATACAGTTAATATTTCTGTGTTTGCTTGGGCCGAGGATGTGGCACTATCTGTGCCAACAAACGTTGGTCCTGGGCAGATCGCTCCTGGTAGGTTTGATGTGGAACCCCACGCTGGTGACGAGTATGGGGAAGGAATTATTTCCAAACCCGCTTCGACCGTCGCTAGAGTTGCTGGGAAGTTGAAGGACGTCCCTGGTATTGGCAAGTATGCGAGAGCAACCGAAATTGGTGCGCAAGCTATCGGGGGTGCCGCAAGCGCCCTCGGCTTTTGCAAACCAAATGTGGTTGAGCCCACGTTACCCTATCGCCCAAGCGTGATGGGGAACATGGCCAATACCAATGTTTCCGACAACACTACCAAGTTGTCGGTTGATGCCAAACAAGAGTTGACCATTGATCCACGAACTGTGGGGCTGGGAGGAGACGATGAGATGTCTATCAAGTCTATTGCGACTAGAGAGTCTTTCTTGACGTCTTTCTCGTGGCCAACGTCAGCTGTTGGGGAAACCGGACTCTGGTTCTCCGCAGTGACGCCCACGTTGTGGAACTTTGTGTCAGGTACCTTTCCACAGCCCGAATTACATATGACGGCATGTGGATATGCAGCGATGCCATTCAATGAGTGGAGAGGTACCATGAAGTTCCGGTTCCAAGTGGTTTCTTCAAACTTCCACAAGGGGAGGTTGAAGATAGTCTATGATCCTCATTATTTGTTGACCAATGAGTATGTAACAAACTACACGCACATAGTCGACATTTCTGAGGAAAAGGACTTCACAGTAGAGATCGGTTGGGGTACCAACAGACCTTTCCTGGGCACTTGGTTTCCTGGAATAGAAGGGAGCGTCACCGATCCACCCTTTGGGGTGACCATTGGGGACGTACCCCTGAAGCCCGATAAGAGTAACGGGGTTCTTGGGGTCTATGTGGTGAACAATCTCACAGTTCCATCTGACGTGGACAATGACATTGAAGTCAATGTATTCGTTAGTATGGGTGATGATGTTCAGTACAGAAACCCTTCTGATTGTTTGGCTAAGTACTTCTGGTTCTCGGAACCAAATGCAGCAGTGGCTCAGGTGGAACCACATGCTGGTGACGAGATGGCTATGGTGGACGGTGAAAACACCACCGAACCCAACAAGCCGATGGACCAGGAGTCTGATGAAAGTATGGGCAATGCCCTCAAGCTGGATGATGCGTATGATCACGTCTTCTTTGGAGAAACTATTGTCTCCATGAGAGATTTGGTCAAACGTTTTTGTTACCACCACCCGTGCATTCGTAGTGCTACGGAAGCGAAGCGCTGTAACTTTGTGTTGCAGATGTCTTCTTTCCCGTTTCACCGTGGATATGTACCGGGTGGCATAGATGATGTTGCCAAAGGCAAGTACAACTATGGCATGATGACTTTCATCAATTTTCTCGTACCCGCGTTTGCGGGGTGGAGAGGGGGCATTCGATGGAAATCGAATATGTCTTTACTCTCGAATCCCGCTCCTGTTGTAGGGGACATTCAAGTGGCGCGCCTTCCAGGCACCACTGTTCCCTATTCAGCAGGTGAGATCGCGATGGGTATATCAACGGACAAGTTGGACAAGTCCATGATGATACAGGCTAACCAGACTACATTGGCTGGTGGCACTGCGTCGAATTATGCAGTTTGCCCAACTATGGAGTGGGAGGTTCCCTACTCCAATCCGACTCGGTTCTTGCCTGGCGGCAGAGCCAATTACACCACAAACCAGCTTAAGGAGCAGTATGCTCCTACTGGAATGGCTTATCAGATGGCGTATGCACGCTTTGCTGATAGCACAGTCCAGATTAAGCTGTATTGTGCTGGCGGAGAAGACTTTACTACATTCTTCTTTATTGGAGC